ACAGCCAAAAGCACTCAAGCAAAAATTCATGTGGCTTGAATATGAGAATAATGGTAAACCTAGTGGTATAGCTGATACAAGAGTAGAGTTCTTTGCTATCAACTTTGACCTTAAAGATAGGATCTACTTTATACGAGCTGAAATGCTTAGAATAAAGGCAAGAAGGCACTTTAAATGGGGTAAAACTAAGATAGTCGAGGGCATAAGATATGTAAAAGTTCCAACTGTGGAGATGATACGTTTCGATTAATTGATGTAATTTCGTTTATATGACATACAAAACAGCAAGTGACTTAACCAAGATGATGCTAGAATATTTGAAAGAAAAAGGTAATGTAGTTTGGAGAAATAACAATCTTGCTGTTAAAGGTAGAGGATTTATAGGGAAAAAGGGAGTTGGCGATATTATAGGTTATAGCAAAAAGTATGGTCAATTTATATCATTAGAAATAAAAACTATAGCAGATAGAATGTCCCCTGATCAATTTAGTTTTTTAACAGAATTAGGTGCTAATAATGGATTGGCGTTGCTAGTACAACAAATAAGAGAGGGTGATATAATTATGACTATTTTTAAGGATTACGAAGAGAAAAAGTTTAAATTTGATATAAATAAAAATGAGTTTTATGAAAGTAATTAAAGATTTCCCAGATTATTCTATTACTGAAGATGGTAGAGTTTATAGTCATTTTACTAATAAATACTTAAAGCCATTTTTAAGAGAAAATACTTATGAATATTGGTATGTAAATTTATATAAAAATAAGGTTAAGTCAAAGCATAGTATACATAGACTTGTAGCAAAGACATACATAGAAAATATTGAGAATAAACCACAAGTTAATCATATAGATGGAGATAAGTTTAATAATAACGTTAATAATTTAGAATGGGCTACTGCTTCAGAAAATGGCAAACACGCATATAAACTTGGTTTAAGTAAGGTTTCTGATTATCATAAAAAATGTTTAATTGAAAGACAAAATAAAATAGTATTAGATACATCTAATGGCATTTTTTACGAATCAGCTAAAGAAGCTGCAACTTTGCTAAATATTAATGCTTCAAGACTTATGTCATATTTAAGAGGTGATAGAAAAAATAAAACAAGTTTAATATACGCATAATGGCAAAGGCAATAGGTAATAACAATAAAAAATCCTTCGGGAAGCGTAAAGAAGGAAGAGCAAAGAAATCTTATAACAAACATAGTCCAAGACCTAAATCATATCGTGGTCAAGGACGCTAAACAACAAATTATGGAAAATCTAGAATTCGAAAACAAGGCAGAAAAGGTAACTAAGACAACTACTAAAGAAGTTAAGGTTACTGTAGTTCCTAAGGAAAACAAGTTTGTAACTGCTGAAACTATTAAATTAGTAGAAGACATCTTAAACGATGGTACAGTAGACATCAAATGGAGAGCACAACTTAAAGAACAAGTAAGAAAATACAAAGGGCATGGAGAATAATTATGATAGTATAGTCGAGTCTGTAATTACAAAGTATAAAGATAGAGCTAACTTAGGCTTTACTAAATATGGAACTAATCTTGATAGAACTGACTTAAACACCAAAGAATGGGCTGAGCATTTACAGCAAGAACTTATGGATGCTGTATTATACTTAGAGAAATTCAAAGAAGGAATTAAAAATAGTTTATAAACCAAAACAAATATCATGGCAACGCAAAAAGAGAACTTCTTAGGAAGATGTTTCACACTTAGATCAGCTTACGGATCATTCAGAAAAGTATCATTCGGTCCAGAGGACTTAAAGAAACTAAATGAGTTCGCAGCATCTAACAAAGGATGGTGTTCTATCCTTATCAAAGACAAAAAGAACGCAGGACCTGAACAAAGTGATTTCTATTGTGAAATGGATACATTTAAAGCAGGTGATTATAAACCAACGGATAAAAAATTACCATTTTAGTTATGAATCCAAAAATTTACAAAGAAATAATCATTAACCTATCACTTTTATTAGTAGGTTTGTATCTACCATTTGCATTTATTATTAATAAGTACAATCCATTAGGCTGGGAATGGTATGAAAGATGTTTATACGTTATAGCAGTTGTAGCAACTATAGGTTATGCTTCATCGGTATATAACAAAAAGTAGTATGTTTTGTTTGTAGTTTAATAAGTTAGACCCTGCTATTCATAGTGGGGTCTTTTCGTAATAAAAAACCCCCAGATTTTACCTGAGGGTTAACCAAAACTACACACAATCACACACCACACATGAGAGCTATTTTAATTATGACTATTTCTAGTGTCATAAAACTTTGTCAATACTGATCCGTAAAGGATTGCTTGATACCTTGTAATAAAGCTTTCTACTGTTTCATTCACATAGAAGTAATCTTCATTAGCCATATATACAAAACACCTATCACTATTTTCTTCATCAGCCGTTACACTCGCCACCTGATAGATGTTGATATAAGCATCTGATTCCTCAGAATTATCCTGGAACTCGTAGCTTTCATCTTCCTCTTCGGTCAGTTGTATGATGTGCATTAACATTTGTGATACTATTTTTAAGTACAGTAAGTCGTAATTCCCTAACAATCAACTCAAGCTTTGCTTCTAAGTGAGTCTTTTCTTTCATTAATTGGTTAATCTTAACGTCTACTTCTCTGTTCATACAAATTTACGATTTAATTGATACTGAAATAAAAAGTGCATACTGCATTGAATATCAATGTAATACACACTTTCTTATATTTACTAAACTATAGTTACTTTTTAGGTAACCTAATAATCTTACTGCCTAGTGGCATTGGAACAAATATAGCAACTCTTCCACCATCTAGAACAACTCCACAGCCTAATGTGGGTCTTTTGGGGAAAGGTCGTGAATATTCCATAGCATAGGCATCTATATCTATACCACAGCCTACATTCATGCCGAATATCATATCCTTATCAGATGAACTATAAAGAACACCGCCAAAGCTATGAATATGACCTATTACTGTTGATTGACGAGCATCTCTTGCTCTATTGATTGCACCTGCTTGTCCTGATGATCCTGTACCATGAGTGTATAGAACACTATCTATTTCCCATTCTAAAGCCCATTTCCAGCCTTTAGGGGCATCCCAAGCTTGTTCATACGACTTAATAAAACGTTCTGGTAAACCGCTTGTTTGAGCCTTTCTTTTATGAAGGGCTGAGTGGTTACCAATACATACTTTTACGTTAGGGAATTGTTTGTACCATTTGTACATAGCAGCTTGTGCTAAATCTGCTTCTCTACCTGCTCCATGTCCGTCAGGTTTAGATTCGTGATAACTGATGGCATGATTGTCAACTTCATCTCCAATATGTACAACCTCAGAACATTGAAACTTATTCGCTACTTCATAGCAAAAAGCTTTATATCCAGGATGACAGAATGGTTCATGAGTGTCGCCTATTACTAGGACATTTTTCTTGCTCATTATATGTGGTTTTGGTTTTGGTTATTTGTAAGGTGCGTAGGCTGTTTTGCCGTTTACCTTTAGTGCTCTCAACACTTGTTTTCTATTCTTACCAGCATTATAGCTTACATGAACCCAATCAGGATTAGTTGCAGTACCGAACTCATAAATCAACTGATCGAAGTCTAAAGTATCTTTAATGAAGTCAAAAATCTCTTTGTTTGTTGGTCCACCCATTCCATCCATATCAATATCTGCCGCTTTAGCCTCGCAATGTTGTGAATTTAAGCTCCCTCCAATGTAATGGTTAAGAGTTTTAGACCTGTATCCAGAAGAAATATTAATAGGACCAAACTTCATTCTGATTGGTTCTAATACTTTCTCACAAAGAACAATAAGGTTCTGTAAATGCTCAGGAGTTGGTTCGTTAGATACTCCATGTCTTTTAGCTGATTCACTTCTAGTAAATTCTGCTAATGCAAAGTGTGCTGTTAATTTCATCTTAAATCATTTGATTTACAAAATATGCTAATCCTAGTAACCATAATAGGAAGCCAAGTGTTAATATTATCTTTTCGCTTTTAGGCATCTTTCTTAAATATTTTCTCTATTGAGGTTAAACCTAAACAACCGAACGCTAACAAAGCTACTGATTCTACAAGAATCGTACTTGGAGCTATATGCTCTTCACTAAAACTATTGTGATACATGGTAACACATAATGTAATTACACACAATAAACCACATAAACGCTTCATGCTAAATCTACCGCTATCTTCTTGGAAAAACTGCTTCATAAATTATAATTGACTAAATTGGAAAATGACTAGGAATATTAAGATTATTTTTTGCCAAGCATGGTATTTATCCATCTTGTCAAGTTCTCTTTCCCTTGTTTGGTAAACTTCGAGGTTTGCTTCGTAGCGAAACTTGTAATTTTCGAGCTTATTAGCTTTATTAATGTAGACATTGAGAATAGAATCATCTTTTATTGTTTTAGATTTTAACGAGTCCTTGTAAGCGATTATTGTATCGTTATAGGACTTATATAATTTATTTATGGTATCTGCTTGACCAATAGTCATTATAACAACAGAATCACCCTTAATCTTTTTTGTAGTGGGATACTGGGAGTAGCTTGAAACTGACAGCAGTATCATTGCTAACACTATCCAAAGTTGCTTTAACTTCATTTAGCTCGGTTTTTAGTGTTGTTATCTCTTGCTTAATCTCAGCGAACTTACTAACGGTAGAAGTTACTATAGCTTCTTTAGCCTGATCAGCTTTAACTTGAACAGCTTTGTTCTTAGTCATAGTGCTATTAAACTCAGTCATAAATTGCTCGAACTCCTTATCTTCAGTTACTGCCTTATCTTCTTTTTTAGCTGTAACATTTATAGTAGTTGCTGTAACTGTTAGAAAACCAAATATCAAAAGAATAGATTTCATTGCCTTTTATTTAACTGATGATTTGATAGCTCCCATAGCATCTAAGGTTTCAAGCTTAGTTGTAGTAGAACTTAATGCTGTTTTACACTCAATTAAAGCCTGAGTCTTTAGGCTATCCTTATACTCAAGATTAGTAATCCTAGCGTCTTGAGAGTTTATCTGATTGTTGAAATTGCCCCTAATGTCAACATAAAGGACAGTTATACCTATGATAACTAGGAACATAGTTCCTTTTATTGGGTCTTTACTAAACTGAGAAAAGCTAATCGGTAGAGGATTAGCACTTACATTAACATCTTTTTTAGCTGCCATTTACTTACTTTTTACCTATTTTAAAATATACACTACCTGAGTAGCCTATATTAAAGTTTTTATTAATATTTACATTAAGACCTATTAGAGCCTTATTTTTGGCATTAAGCATGATTCCAGGACTTAGTACTTCTAAGCCATTAGACTCGCTTAAATCGCCTCTAAAGCCCAAATAAAGGGTATTCTTAGCTTTAGCTGCCTTAGTAATGGTGGTAAGTATGGTTTTTTCGGTTATTTTAGCCTCAAATCCCCTTGATTGGATCTTATTTTGGCTTATAGTGTCGTTAATGACAAAGGTATTAGAATCTACGTTAATGGTGTCTGAATAGGCATAAGTACGCATATAATCGCTTACTATGCGTATTGTATCATGTACGGTATATTGTACAGAATCATGTACGGTATCAGTAGCTATTATAACATAAGGAATATCTTTTCCTTGTTTCCACCTGGAGGTCACCTTTGTTTGTGTAATCGTGTCATGAACTATAGATTCTACCACTTTAATATCCTTAATACCATTACAGCTCCTGTAACAGAATACTGCCACAAAAGCTGTTAAAATGATTAAAGCGTAGTCTTTAAGATGCTTCATCTACTGGAGTTTCTTCGGTTACTTCTAGAGTTGGTTCTGGTTGAGCAGGAGCTGGAGGTACATAATCACCTGTAATTGTTAGGTTAAGTTTAGAAGCAACCCAATCCCAAGCATAAGAATCTACTTCCCATTGTGCATAGGATTCACCAGTCATATTAAGGTTACCATTTCTAATTTGGATACCTTGACTTCCATCTACATTTTCAGCAAATAATGCGTAGTAGAAAGTAGCACTTGTCCCTAAAGTTACGTTTACGGCATAAGCGTTTAATATCTTAGCCTCTAAGTTTTGTCCATTGTCCCAGATTGAAACGGGTTGAATTGTTTTCATTTTATTTTATTTTAATAATATATTAATTAGTTTTTAATGGCTCTACTATTACTTTACCATTATCATCTGTCCAATCAGTATCCATCATATGTTTGTCTTGTCTTTCTCCAATTACTAACCAAGATACTATTGCATTAGATTGATTATTTTGACATTCAATAGTAAGTATATTTCCTTCTACTTTTCCTCTTACTGCATCCCAATCAGTTTCATTTGAAGTATATGTATGTATTTCTCTATTTAAAGCCACAAAAGTGCCTTTTGTCATAGTTGAAACTTCATCTAAATTAACTTCTCCTTTACCATTTACAAGTTGGACTTTACCTCTATAAATGTTATTTGCTTGTGGTGATTCAACAAATGAGTGAACTAAATGATGTGTTTCAGTCATTGATTCTAATGGATGGTCAATTTTAAATGAACCAGAGCCTTTTGATACAGCACCATTAAAAGTTGCATTACCACCACCATTTAAAAAAATATTTGGATAATAAATACCTCCTGAATGATTACCAATAGTAAAGTCTTTATTTGTTCCAATACCATTTTCAATTCTATCAATTGATTGATTATGTTTACACAAATACCAATCATCAACAGTTGTAGTTCTTGGATATATAGCAGAACCTGTGTTATAATTAAAGTTTCCAGAAACAAATGCAGTTCCAACAACACTTAACTTGTAACCACCATCACTTGTAGTTCCTATTAATACATTTCCACCATTAAGAAAAGATGTACCACTTGAGTTAAGTAAAACATTTTCAGTATTTGCTGAATTTACCAAATATAGTGAAGTATTATTACCTCCTGTATTATAAAAACCACCACCATAACCGCCATTTGAATTTCTAACGAAAATTGAAAATGCCGATAGACCTGCCGCTTGTACATCTAATTTACCATTAGTAGTTGAACTTCCAATTGAAACATTTCCAGCATTAGTTATATTAACTGCACCACTAACATCAATTGTACTAAATCTTATTCCACCATTATTATTTGAAACATTTAAGGTAGATGTAGCATTGTTATAAAACATTGAGGAAACAACATCTACACCTTGATTAAATCGTAGGAAAACATTTCCTGTTGTATTTGATTTTATAGTTAAAATTGGTGCAACTCCATTAAATGTAGCGTATCCATTGGCTCTATCTATTTGTAATGCAGTAAATCCATTATTAATAATAACAAAGTTACCTGTACTATCTCCTCCGTGTCCTATAAAAGCATTAGTTGTTGCGCCTCCTGTATTTTGAACAAAGTTTAGTAAATTACCTTGATTTATAAAAGTATTAGCCAATGTTGCACTAACATTACCAGAATCATTTCTTGAACTTGTAATAGTAGAGCTAAACGTAGCACTTGTTCCGGTTAATGCACCACTTACTCTTGTAGAACCTGCTACATCAAGTCTATAACCTGAATCAACGCTTGTTCCTATCATTACATTACCACCAACAGGATTAATTATAGCATTTAAAGCCAACGCACTATTAATATAAACTGCTCCGCTTGTAGTAGCTAAGTGTAAATTACCAACTCCAATAACTCCGTCTGAATAAAGTGCATAAGTTCCACTTGCCGCTCCTCCTATACTTACATTATAAAATCTTGAATAATTTGAAGAATTAAAAATTGTGCCATTTAAAGTTCCAGTAAGAGTTCCTCCGCTTAAAGGCAAATATCCGATTAATGCAGAAGGAGTAACATAATCTGTTCCAGCAACCGCTGCTACAAGTGTACCACTTGCATTTGTTTTTAATAAAGCAGATGTTACCGATGATTGTGTAATAGCACCATTGACAGTTAGCATTGAAGTTATCGTAGCTGGACCACCAATTGCAACATATCCATTTGCACTATTTACTTTTAAATTCTCTGTTCCTATTGTAATAATTGAAAAATCCCCTTCAGCAGTCAAACTTAATCCACCATCAAAGTTTCTTAAGTTAGCAGATAAGTTATTAAACAAAGCTAATCTTACACCATCGGTTGCAGTAAGACCACTTGCAGCATTATGTAGCCATAATTGACTTTGAGTACTATTGTAAATATCTATTCCGAAATTAGGGGTTAAAATATTAACTCCTAAATTACCAGCTTCAGTTAATGAAATAAATCCACTTTGGTTAAGTAAAGTCAAGTTTCTTGCAGATGCAGTTCCTAATTTAGCGGTTTCTATTGTGTTACCATAAGTAGAATCTATTGCGATTCCTATTCCGTTATAGTTAGATGCACCTGTTTTGATAAGCAAACCATATCCGCTATTTAAAGCAGCATCAGCACCTATTGTTGCATTAGGAACGCTTGTGTTAACCCCTAATCTATTTGTTGATGCATCGTAAATAAACCCAGCTTCCGATGTTAAACTTGTTGGACCATCAAAATATGGCACTTGTCCGCTTGTACCACTACCAGTTATTCCTGTTATAGTCCAGCTTCTATTTGCACTTAAATCATAAGTAGTACCATTTATAGTTAATTCCCTTGATGTAGGTACATAAGAACTTAAATCACTTGCTAAAGCTAAAGTTCCACTTGATGCTGGGAATGTATAAGAATAAGATGCTGCTGATTGAAATATCAATGATTGAGCATTAGAACTACCACTTAATTGTACGTTTAAACCATTAGTAATACCAGCAAGACTTGTATATCCAACTAATCCTGAAAGAACACCATTTTTAAGAAGCAATCCTGATTCATTTCTAATAGCCTCGTTAAATGTTTTAGTTCCTGTAATTGTTTGCGTAGTACCTATTGTTACAAAATTCGTAGTATTTGCAGAATAATCAGGTATGTTTAATACTCCAGTTGTATTGTTATAAGTTGCAGCACCGCTTGTATTTGTTGTAGTTAAGCTAATTGCTGCTCTTGCTCTTGCATCCGTAAAGTAAAGGTTTGTTGCTTCTATAACTGCCGTTGTATCTAAAGTTTGAAATGTTTTATCACCTCTATAATATTGTAATGTATTTCCAGCAGCAATAGCAGGTTCTTTCGCATTAAATACTGACCAATCCGATGAACTTAACTTACCTGTATTTGCAGCCGAAGCCACAGGTAGGTTAAAAGTATGTGTATCACCACTTGAAACAATGTTAAAGTTTGTTCCGCTTGTTCCTGTGGTTATAAATTGTGATTGATCTGTTAAGTTATTTAAAGAAACCATACCCTTAGATAAGGTCGTTACAACTTGACACAAATGACCATTCTCAGTATGTAAAGTAACTGTTCTACCATCTACATTTACATAGATTCTAATTGCCAATCTATCCGTTAAAGCTAAAGCAGCAGTAGCTACAGGAATAGCAAAATAATAAGGTGCTATTATAGTTCCTTGATTAATATACTCTGGAACTCCAACGCTACTACCTAATAAGGTAAAAGTTGTGCCATCGTACTTATAAAGTTCTGCATAGAAAAAAGGATTGCCTGTATTGTTATTTACACTAAAATAAAACTCACAATTAAAGTTACCGCCAGGTATTGATAATACATCAGGGTCATTAGCATCCGTTAAATAACTTGCCACATATCCTGTTGTTGAAATAGCAATATCAGTTCCAGCACCTATGATTGGTTCTTTACTTAACTCTCTATAAGCTACCCCACCTATTGTACCTTGACTTACACTTGAGTTAAGATAGTAAGAAACCGAACTACCACCACCACTTGATGTTGGAAAGTCAGCTAATGTACCATCCCCTCGTACATATTGAGAAGCAGCACCATCTAAAGCAGTTATTACCCCACTATTAGCCACTACTGGACCTTGTATATCCCTAATCTTCGCTTCGCCTGTTACTTGTAATTGTGAACTCATTTATATATAAATTTTAACTATTATTTTGCAATTATTCTAACAAACTCATCAGCCTCTAAAGCTCTGCCAAAGGTAACAACTCCTGTCGTAGCGTTAAATGTAACATTGTCGCCTGTAGGAGCACCTGATGTTTGTATCGTTCTAACTTCCATACCACCTCTTGTAACTGATAAGCAAGTTCCACCAATAGCACCTGTAAACGTTACGGTAGTTTCACCACCAGTAGCTGTATATTGATACATAATCACATTTGATGTTTCTATTACCACTCCACCAGGAGTAACTTGAGTACCTGTTAATGTATAAGCACCAGAGCCTTGTAGTGACACGCTATATGTTGATGCCGCCTCTACCCCTGCACTTATGCTAAGTGAGCTTAAATTGGCTGTACCTGTGAATATAGAGTATCCTAGAGTACCACTACCATCCCCATTATCATTATCTACTTGGAACTTAATTAATATAGGTTGTCTAGTCAACTGAAGGTTAGCTAAAAATAAGTAAGAATAGTCGCTTAAAGCAACAAAACCATCAGCATTGATAGTCCATGAAGCTACATCATTCTTATACTCCTTAAACCATGCAGAAGATGCCGAAGTAACTTCTACCTGATCTACAGAAACCTCAAAAGAACAGTTTGTAGCTGCTCCAAATGGGATACCTACAGAGATATTAGTGGTTGTTATGCCAGGATTAGTTGATTGAGTGTATAAAGTGATTTCATTAGTAGTTGTACCTAAGTAAAGTACCTCTATGATTATTCTATCTGTGTTTAATAAAGCTGTTGTAGGAACAGCCATAAAAGTAGTATATAATGTCTTACTAAGAGATGTTAATGTTGTTTCTTCTGAAGTAGTTATTAAGGTAGCTGTTGAACCAGCATACTTATATAACTTGTATTGTACTTTAGCACCTGCAAAGGCGGTAGCTATAGAATAATAAGCTGCTATACTCCATGTACCAGCAGTAATCTGAGTAATATTAGGATCACTAGCATCTGTTATAAAAGAAGCTATTACCCCTGCTCCAGTCTTACCAAAATCAGTTGAACTAGCAACTATTTGAGTTGTGCTTAACTCTCTACAAGCAAAGCCATTTACTGTTACTCCTTGATTTATAGAACCATTGAAATAGTATTGCTTATTTGTGTCGTACTTATATAATACTATGTTCGTTCCATTTATTACTGATGCCATTATTTATAAGTTATATATTTTATAGATTTATATTAAAGTTTAGATTCCAGAAAGGACCAAGTTGACCTACATCTGTGATATAATTAGGAACTAAGAACAACAAAGAATCATCATAATATATTTCAATTAGTTGTAATGAGTTTGTTTCATCTGCATAAGGAGATAAAGTAAGCCTATTAGCAGTAAACTTTTTACCATTATAGCTTAGACTACCTGTACTAGAATCAGTAACAGTAAATACCTTATCTAAATATACATACCCATTTGTACCTTTTATAGCTCCTAAGTCAGCCTCAAGAGTTGATATGTTTCTTTGGTATATTTTTATATATTGAGTTGCTAAAAAACCTATTGGTAAAATATTACCTACAACTAAACCAATGTCAAAGAAATTCCAATTCTTTAAGAATACACCTGAACTGTCAAATAAAGAACCATAAGTTAAAATCTGTTGTGATGTATTAACTGGGTATATTTGACCATAAGGTTGTTCAAAAACTTCAACCGTACTTCTATCTGGTGATGTGCTATTTTGTACAACAGCATATTTAACTTCTGTTTCTCCTTGTACTAATTTAAAGTTTCTTAGAACTGTAGACCCTGCATCACATCTTATTTTTACATTTATATAGCCCATTAAAAACTCCTTTAAAGCAAAATTTGTATAAAATGGTTTTATATTTAAAGTAAAAGTATCGTAATCCTTACCTTGAGTAGCAGCAGGAAATGTAATATAAGTACTTGATGATGTCTGCCAATTACCACTATTATCTAAGTATTTATTTCCAGCACCAGTATCTAATAAAGCAATTTGTAATTTTATTGCAGCAT